ACGCCAGGTGAGTCCCACTTACGCACCATTGGTATGTGGCAGTCAAAGCAAGAAGGTTCACGTGGTGTCTCGTGGATAGAACGTTCAATAGTTAATACGCTGTTGCACTCAGGGCAACGATAGTCATACTGCATTAGAGCTGCACCGCCTCTTCGATTGGTAGATAACCTACTAACTTACTGACCTTATTAGAACGTGAGAACTCTGTAGTTGCTGGCATCCAATGGTTCAACCACTCAGGTTCTGGTACATCCATCAAGTCAAAAGAAAAGACACCTTGCGGTGTCGAGTTAATGTAGTAGGGGATAAGATCTCGCTCTGCTGCTTGTGTTATCAGCTTGCGATACTTCATCTCCTCTATCAGTAACGTGGGATAGTGGGTGTGACGACACTTCAACTCTATGTAGTGACCTGCTTGGTGTGAGATACAGTCGAAGGCATCATAGATACCTGGTGCTTTCTCAAGGTCCGGATAGAAACCTTCACGCAGGAAGGTAAACAATAACTCTTCGTTCATTGCCACGGTGATACACCACCTAGATTATCCTGCAACCTACGCAAAGCCTGAGAACATCTACGATCTGCAGTAGAGATAGCGCACTCTAATACCTGTGCTATCTGTTGCAGGGTAAAGCTCTCGTGATGGCGCATACGCAAGAGAGACTGATCTTCTTGGTCTAACTTAAGATAGCCACGCTTGATGTCAATAAGGTTAGCAAGTAGGTTGCCACCTTCTGCCGGTGATGATGAACCTTTAGGTTGTCCATCTCTAATCATCTCTTGCGCTTGCTCTAATACTGTTCCATCTATGATGGATGCAATGACAAAGGGAAGCAACTGACCGAGGGTAGCTGACTCGTAGTAAGACTCATCATTAGTCTGATAGCCAGACTTAGCAGCCTTCTCCTTGCGTGCGTATCGTTCTCCTGCACGCTTCATCTGCCACGCTATGCGTTGCTCGTTGTGCTTGCGTCGCTCTTCGATAGGTTCCATTAGATCAATGGTGTGATCTTCAACTCTAGTCATAGCCCACGCCATCAGCTCTTGCTTGATGTCGTCCTTCTCAACGTGCTTGTTGTACCTACGGTGGATAGTGTTAGCAACACTAGGCACTAGGTCATAGATTACTGGGTGTAGTTCAGTCACGTGGCCACTTACCGTCTAAAACCATCAGTGCAATAGCACTGTAGTTCAGTAGATCAATGAAGCTATCTCGTAATGACTCGTTCTCTGGTGTTGCACCGCTATCAATCAAGTGGTTGATGCGTGCAGTCTTGTCGTGCATACGCACACGCAGACCATTCAATGGTCCACCAGGGGACAGACTAATGTTGGTTGGGCCGTAGTCCTTATGCTTCTTGATGAGCAGGTTACCTGCACCATCTAAGATTTCCCACATATCAGCAACAAACTTAACGTGCTTGAAATCTATCTTGTCGCTATCGGCTTTATCAATACTACTTCCGTTGATGTATCGTAACTCAGGATCTGGAAGCCCAAATGCTGCAAAGTTTGTAGCATCGTGTCCCACTCGCTTCTTGTCATCATCATACATTCGACTCCCCTATCAGTAACTTTCTTGTGGCATCAATTCCATTAGCTAAGTAGTAATCATTGATGTCCATACCTGGTGGTAGTGTAACAATCTGTGAGTTCATTACCTCATTCGCCACGCGCTTAGCAAACTCAGCACCAGGATTAGATCCATCTTCTTTGATGTCGTTGTCACCAACAACAAAGACAGTTTCATAACCTGCAAAGAGCTTTGGAAAGTGTGGCTTCCAGGCTGCTACACCTGGCACACCCACTGCTGGGATACCAAGTTCACCGCTAGTAACGATGGCATCTAGTTCACCCTCGCACACAACGATGTGTGGTGAGTCAACAGTGATGTCACATACATTAAACAGGTGTGCCTTCTGCCCAGTAGGAGATCCATACTTAGGCTTGGCATCATCTAGTCGTCTGAACTTAAAGCCAACACAACCACCAGATGCTGTGATGTAAGGGATGGATAACCAACCTTCATACATCTCGTGTCCGTTGATTGGATTAGTAATAGTCCCTAACTGAAACAGTCCCGCTGTCTCTTCAGAGATCCCACGTCCTTCTAGGACGGCTAGAGTTTCTGGACTTATTGCCTGTGCGTATTGCTGCGCCGCTTCCAGCAGCAATTTCGACTGCGCGTTTAAGCCCATCATTAAACTCCAAGTTCTCTAGTATGCACACAAGGTTGGCTGCATTGCCACCCTTGCCGCAGGTGTGACAGAAGTACAGGTTGTCATAGGTATTGATAACGGCAGACCTGCGACTGTCGCTATGTAGGCAGCATCTAACTGATGCGCTCTTGCCTTCTCTTACTTCACCACCGAAGTGTGAAACGATTGCTGCTATGGGGATTGTGTTTGCATCAACGGCACCTTTGTACCGTCCCGCTTTACGTACCCTGGACCAGTCTTGTGCTGACATCCGCACCCCTTAAAGTCGCACTTGTTATGCCACGCAGTGGCACGCTTGAAGTGGCTATCTCTGTTCTCTGCTCCAGCTTTAAGACAATTCTGACAAATCATTAGTCAACCCATTTTCCAACAAGAAATTCAAAGTTAACTCCTAAAATTCTAATGGTCATACCATATGGAGTTTCATCCCATTCGTAAACAGATACCCACAGGATCTGCTTCCACAATGGTTCTAATGTACATACTTCGATTCCATCAAACTTTAATTTCCATATGCTTTTTGTCATTCTTCGACCTCTGCTTTAGTTTCTTCCTCAACTACTTCAACTACTTCTTCTACTACTGGTACTAGAATCTCTGTTGTTGTAATTTCTCCACCTGGAACTGGCATTATTGTTTCTCCTTTAACCATTGAGTTAAGTCTTGGATTACCCAAGCCTGATCTATTGATGCGTTGCGACGCTTAACTATTACGTAAGACAGAGGAACTTCCCCAAGGTCTCTTGCCTTTGCATAATTAAGCGCCTCAACCTGTGCTTCTCTCCAGAACTCAGGCAACGAAAGAGTTGCCCTGTTCTTGAGTTCAAGGATATAGGTTTCTCCCGCGATAACAGTAACGATGTCGCCCTCATCCTTTGCCCCAGCCTTAGACAGACGCTCTGCTGTAACTCCGCTTTTACGTAGCCACTTCATTACATCTGTCTCAAACTGAGAACCTTTAGTCTTGTTGTACTGACTCATCTACCAATACAACCTTGTTAATCTTATAGATGATGTTACCTTCTTCGTCTTTAACTAGCTCGACAATACCTGATTGCAGCAAGGCACCAACGAAGTTGGTTAGGTCTACCTTGAGTGCATCAACATCATCACGTAGTGCATCAATCTTTAGATTGTCTCGGTACTTATTAGTTAACTCTGGTTCAGACATTGTAACTCCCTTGGTATCCTGCAATAGTATCTTTTCGTAACATCCAACCGAACTCATTTTGATCTGAGATCTGTACTGCTGCGTAGTTTACCAGTAGCTGTGCATACTTGCTGCCGTCAGCAGTGTGTGCTCCAAAGCGGTTCTTCACCGGTGCTACCTTTAGTATTCCTTGCGTTGGGTCATAGCCCAGTGTAAGTATCAGTGCAGGTAACTGACTGACCTTTCCGTGAATTGCTCTGCGATGAGGTGGGTTACTAGGTGACCCATACTCTGACTGTTCTGATACGTGGTGGAGTACCATCACACAGGCTTCTGTCTTGCGTGCCATATCGTGAAGCTCCATCATAATTGCTCTAAGTCCAGCCCATTCGTTGTCTGTCTCAGCAGTGATGTTCATTAGGTTATCAATGACTATCAACTCAGGTGGTTGTCCGTAGAGTTCAACGTAAGCCCTGATCTCTAACTCCAAGTCATCAATACTAGGAGATGAATCAAAGACCCACTTGACGTGTGAAAGTTTTTCTAGGTGTGAGTTGTAATACTGACTATCGTTTGAAAGGTTTGCTTCCACTGTCACTTGTGAGTGACCAGATAGATGCGATACAGACCTCATCATTACGGTAGTGGTATCAGTATCTGCAGAAAAGAATAACGTAGGAACTTTGGCTTTGATTGCATAGATCAAGGCGAACATAGATTTACCAGCATTAGGTGCTGCAGCTACCATACATACCTGGCCTCTGCGAAACTTAATACCTTCTGCTGCTAGCCCATTCCACACATCAGGCAGTGGTGTTGCTTTGGTAAGCACTCCACTCCAAGCACGGGATAGGTTAAGCAACGTCGTTCTCCTGTTTCAGACTAATGCCTCGTTGATCTCTGATCTTCTGGCGCTCTCTTAATGTGAGACCACCCCAGATACCAAAGTATTCTTTATTGATTCCCCACTCTGCACATTCTCTTCTATGGGGACACCTATTACAGATACTTATTGCAAGTTTAGTATCTTCAATAGCTGACTCTTTTCTACCAGGGATTGTCTCTGGAAACCAGAAATCCCCACCGATAGTTTCACAACTAGGAGCTTCGTATTGACTCGGCTCCCGCATTAGTTATCGAACCCAGATGGTTTCGCACTTGTCTGGCGCACCCTTTGGTGCTGAACACATATAGCCTGACCACGGACCCTTTTGTCCTACACCTGAACGTAATGTCATTGCACCGTGACGGCAACTGTTAGCGCCACCTGCTGGTGCTGGTGCTGCCTGTACTGGTGTTGCATTGAAAGCCTGTGCCACTGCTGCAACTGTTGGTGCTGGTGCTGCTTGTGTTGAACCTAGATCTTTGCCCACTGCTGCGATCAATGCAGCAACCATACCTAGGTCATTAAGACCTGTCTCTAAATCTTGAACATCTCTTGCATACAAGTTGATAAGTGTTCCGTCAGTTAACTTGTAATTGATCTGAAACTTTGTTCCTTCTGTAGCCATTTACTTGCCTCCACTTTGCTTGATTGATAGTCGCTGGCTTTCAGCTCCTACCTTCTTAGGGACAAACCCTAATAGTTTTTCTACCTCGCTACTGTCAACTGACTCGCGTCCTTTAACAGTTGTCCAACTTACTTCGATACCTGAATTAGTAGTACCCAGTACTCCTTCAAAGGATGCCTTCAAAGAATCCTGTTGTTTTTCTAACTCTTTAATTTGTTCTGCTAACTGTAAGTACAACAGTGCGTGCTTGTCAACTTCTTCGTCAGCAATGATTACTTCACTGACTGACGTACGTTCTTTTTTTAGACCAACGCATCCCATCTCACCTGATGCGTCGTAGAACTTACAGTAATGCTGACAGTAACTTGCATCCTTCTCTGGTGCTGGCGCCTCTTTACTTTCCTTAACAGCCGCTAGCCAACCGAGTGCTTCTAGTGCGATGGCTTCGTCATAGTCTTCGGTATGCACCTTGACATCACGTTCGTCACCATCTCTTGCGATAGCTACAAGAGATACTCGGTTGACCGCATAGCCGTTGTTAGCTAGGAGGTAGCCGTATAGCTGTACCTGCCAGCGTTGTTGACTGCTTGGAAAGTAAGAAAGGTTCCGGACCTTACTTGTCTTCCAGTCAATCACATCACCAGTACCAGGTACAAAACAGTCAATGTGTGCTTTCATTCCGTTGTATTCAACTTCGGTTTCAATAAGCACATCTGGATTATCTGCTAGTGCTCGTTCAATCTCTGCGTGAATAGCAGTACCCATAATCGCAGCGAGCTTTAGTTCGTTGTCATTAGTTTCAGGTTGATCGTTAAGTCGGTACCACACCTTACGGCGACAGCCACCTACCTCTGATGGACCAATCTGTACTTGTGTAGATCGTGAACGCTTAGCATCTCCTGCACGTAGTGCAGTAAGTAATAATTCTTTTGGATCAGTCATTGCTTTGTCCTCTTTCGTGCAAAAGGAAAGCAAGTCTACACGCCTTCCACCCTTGCTCAAACCAGTAGTGTGCAGCGTATTCACCTGTTGCCATCACACCTTTGAACTCAGCTTGTACTTCTTCGTATGTATTAAACTCCATTGCTACATCCTCTCCTGTACAACTAACTGTATGGGCTTACCAGTATTAGCGTCAAGGACCGAAGCAATCTCTACTGCTTTACGGGCGTGTCTCTTTGCAAAGGCTACGTCCATATCAGGTTTGACAATTGAATACAGGTAGCCAAGAGCAAGCTGACCCCCACTACCAATGCCATACGCTCCGTGATTTGCTTGGAAAAAAGAGAGATCACAAGCAATCCGAAAGATGTTGCCGTTAAAAGCAATGAGATAATCGAAGCCACCATCTTTATCCGCCTTGTTGTAGTCGTAGTTGTTATCGGCAAATGCCTGGTTGATACTAGGGATAATCTTCTTACCCATAAATTGTGCTGGGTCTTCACCACGATAGAGCGGTGGCTTCCAGTTATAGGCAAGGATGTCACCAGGTCTGGTATCACCTGAGATACCGATGAGATACTTACCGACCTCAACAATCTTGGGCGTACTGGTGGCTAGAGTTACTAGGTTGTCCTCGGTGATCTGTGAGTCAGCTACTAGAACAGCGTAATCAATTCCTTCAAGTGCCGCGATTGTTGTCATACTAGAGAGCATACCAGTCCTCGGCGTGTCGTCGCATAGCGACACCTACTAGGCACTACAATATGAGCCGTGAGGCGAATTAAACAGGCAGGCGCCCTCAAAGGGCGCAGCAGTAGCAACCGTACAGTAACCCTGCGGTTCCGTCTACCAACCCTGCCATCGTTTAGATGGCGTAGGAATGCCCTTCCTGAGCCTTTTGGGACCGATCTGCGGGGTTTAGGACCACTCCACGTCTGTCCGTGTGGCTCCCAGGTCTTTAGTGTTATGGCCTCCTTTGAAGACTACGAACTGGTCTGGTACTTCCTTGATGCAACCTGTGTTAACTGCGGAAACCTAGTAACAATCCCCTGCCCTGCCGACAAAATGGCATAAAAAAAGAAGGCCGGTCCCCGTAGGGACCGACCTCCTGTTTGCCTCGCGCTATGGGTTACTTAGACCCACGACCAAACTCTGTTGATGATGCGTCTAGCCACTTAAGAATTGGACCTGCTGCACCTGATAGTGCTGCAAGGCCTAGTGTCTTAAGGTTAGTCTCACCAACAAGGTAAAGTGCTACCGCAGCTGACGCTGCTGCACGGAACCAAGATAGTGCGATTTGTTTGAATTGTTCCATTACGGACTCCTTTGCTTTTACTTTGTACCGTGCAACTTGCAACAGGTACAAACCTCTTCCTTTGCCAACTTCTTTGTTGGCGCAGGTATTGCTTTGGCTTTGATCTGATTGATGATCTTTGGTTGATTCATCCACCAGAACCAAGGGCTAGTGTCATTGCCCATATCGTCATTGATTGAAATATGTAAATGCTTATTGTGTTTATTGCTACCTGAATACTCACGGTCACCTTCTGATGCACGCTCTGCTGACCAGATCTTGCCCTGGAATATCAGGTACTTAACTCGCTTGTCTTCCTTTAGCTTCTGGAAGATTTCAGTGCAGTCAATGCCTGCTACCTTGTCGTGTGTTAAATCAACAGCGTAGCCTGTGTTGTGGTCTGAGTCAGGGTTCTGATTGATATGTGCCTTACTCGGTAATAATCCATCCGAGATCTTCTTGCGTAATGGCTTGATCGCTGTGGCTTGACGAAGGACAGCAATAGCGGCAGGCGTGGCTTTCTTGGCAACAGGTTTCATTTGGGTTCATCTTCCTTCTTCTTACTCTTGAGTCCATTAGCAGATACGATTCCCGCTAGAGTTCCAGTAAGGAACACAGTCAGGGTAGAAACTAAATCAATAAAGGCTGCATCATTAGGCGCTTGCTTCATTGGTTGAGTTACAAAAACTAAAGCCCAGAGTAATGAGAACACTGAGCCAGCAAATACAATAGCCAGGATGATTCCAATACTGACAATCAACCTAGCGTGTAGTTCTTCAGGTGTGTATCTTTCAGGGCGTTTCATCAAATACCTCTGGTAATAAGTCGGAGGAACAAGTGCCAGTTACTTCACATTGCGGAGGGTTACACTCAGGCTTTTCCCAGTTCTCAAATTCCTGACAAGGGTATCTAACCCAGCCTTGGTAACCGCAACCACTAAGAGTTATTGCGAGTAAGAATGATGCGATAAATCTCTTCAACCTGTCGCTCCAATCTTGTGACCGAATCCTTTAATGAACTGCCAGAGTTGGGCTTAAGTTCATTGAGGTAGTGCTTAACCATCCAGCGTATTGCTGCAGCAAAGCCACCTACAATTGTGCATACTGCAACAGCTACTGTTGCGTAGTCTTGTGCCTGCATTAGACCGTCCTAATAGTTACTAGGAGCGTTCCGCCATATCCAGAGAATCGCTTGTCCGATGGTGTGGTATTTCTAAAGTCAAGCTCTTCGATCAGTCCAATGTAGGACTCACCAGTACGGAAGTCTTCAACGCGGATAGTGTCACCAACGTTTTCAATAGATTCCAACTGGCTCATACGATCATAGGCAGAACCCTCAAAGCCAATCTCAACTCCGAAGTGATCTGATTCGTGGTCAAAGCAAGACAGTGGATACTGGATTAAACGCTGACGTGGGATAGCAGGCAAGGCCTTGACCTGGTAGCCAGTAAACAATGGTCCCTTGGAGACATCAGTAGTCGAACGTATCAACGTGAACTGGAAACCAAGATACTCTTGTGACGCCTGTGGGTAGTTGACGTTAACTTCTGGAACTGTTGACTCTTGTGCAAAGGTACCAATGCGATAGAAGTTATCTGCATAGTCAATGGAGTCAATGTTAAGACCACCGTTGGTGGTATCTACACGAGCCTGCATCAACTTAAAGATCTTAAGTTCTAATGTGTTGTAGCGGATATAGCCTGTACGCAGGTAACCGGTTGGTACCAGTGTGGTTGTAGATTCTGCCCAGGTGTTGTTGCCATTGGTAAATGCTGCTCTGTTTGAGTTACCAAAGAATGCTACTTGAGAAGCGGTAGTAGTAGTACCAGTTGCTACTAAGTCCCAAGCCCAAGGGAAAAACAAACTGCTTGCCAAAACGTTAGTGCCTAGGTCTACTCGTATCAGACCTGCCTCGCCGTCAATCTTGCTTGCGATGTATGCAAAGCTGTCACGGAAAGCAATTGCTGTACAAGGTGCATCCTTGAAAAGCAGTGGACCATACTGGATGTCTCCGGTAATGTCAGAGATACCTACTCTAAATCCTAGGTTTGTAGCAAGGATTGCGTAAGCGCCTAGGTATACATCAAAGTCATTGATTTGTTCACCTTCTGGCATATCAATAACAACAGTAGGAGTATTAAGAGTTGGGAAACCTAAAGAGTTAGGAGTGGTTGGATCTAAGCCAATCTTGTAAACAGAAGATGATGTACCGTTTGGATCATAGCCTGATACGTAGATAGCTTGTGGGCCTTCTGCAATAGATGACCATATCCAGTTGGCATTGGGGTGGGTGTACAAAGCAGTAGGCAATGCAGCAGATCCAGTAGCGTTAGCATTAAGTTCGTATAGAACATTGCCAATAGCCAAGATCAAGCGTTGCTTGACGTAGCGGATGGTTGCTCTGGTTACTCCTGGAGTATTGTAGATCTCAGAGTCTGCAGGTGTTGCACCTACTGATCCCTTGTGAACCTTAGTACCGTTGATGAAGTAATAGTTAGAGCCATCAGTTGTAAGACTGTAGATGGTTGAAGGCGTACCAGCCTGAGTGATAGTCGTACTGGTACCACCTGTTGTGATCTTCTTTAATGCGCTGCCATCTGTTACATAGATACAGTCATTGGTTCCATCATTGACACCGATTAGTTGAGCAGGTGCTGCGCCTGCATAGAATGAAGCAGTGTCATAAAGCAAGGTTGCCTGGCCTCTAGTCCAGACATCTACACCTTTGGATTCTGTGTACTGGAATCGCAAAGATTCCTCTTGGACAGGTTCAAAGAATTTAATACCAGCACCAAGATGGAATGAGCTTTGGCTACGCAGCCACCAACCAGTGAGCGTCTGCTCACCTGGCTCACGGCTCTGGTCAATCTGTTGCTTGCGATACTGTGCTGTGACGCGACGATAGGGTGAATCGTCACTGTTAAGCAAGAAGAATGGCAAGCCAGCAATTGCTATGTCATAAGCCTCACCAGTAGATGAGTAGTTAGTAGCACCTGCTGGGTTGGAAAGTACGTAGGGTATGCCCTCTGTGATGTCGTCGCCGTATGGCACGTGGTTTCCTTACGCTAGAAGTAGTTTTGCTTCGTCTGCTGTGATGCCTAGTTTTGCAAGTAGCGCAGCCTTAGCCTCAGCATCTGCTGCTGCCTTAATCTCTGCCTCGTGGGCTGCTGCTGCAGCTTGTGCTGCTGCTGCTTCATTAGCTGCTAGTTCTTCGGCTGTCAAAGGACGTTCGATGACCTCGCCTGTTTCGCAGTTTACTTCGATTGCTATTGTCATTGTTGCTCCTCTAATAGATGTGGTGCGTATTGTTTTAATATCTCTATTGCGTATTGAACCTTGTCCTCTGGGCGTTGTCCTGGCGGTTGCCTTGTATTCCAGAGTTCAAGATTCTCAATACGGTTATCGTGTCGTACACCGTTCATATGATGCACCTGTTCGTCTTTGGTTAATGGTCTGCCAAGATGTGCTGCCATTACCAAGCGGTGTTCAAGACCAAATCCATTAACTGTTGATGTCGGATTCTCTGGTTCATACACAAGAACGTAACCATTATTATTGATTCTTCTATTGCCACTTCGCTCAGGCTTGTGGACTATAAGAGGATCACCATACAAAGCATTTCTTTTATAGTGCATCTGGCACATACCTTGAGATGTATGTTTTTTACCGCATCCTTCTATTGTGCAGAACTCGTGCTGCACTGCCCTACCAGAACCTGGTCCACCCAATGGATCGCCATACTTCTTAAACTTCTGGTAGTGAGCAGTGCAATACAAGGCGCTCTTTCTGCTTCTCTTGCAGCTTTCTATTGAACAAGGGTAATCATTTATATAAGGCATACTTAAAGTATACTCCTAATTTTTGCTGATGCCGTATAGATAGAAAGATGAACCTGAGACAAAGCCCAGTGTCGCTCCAGATGGCTGGAAAGTAATGCTCGTGATTGCTGAAGTTGTGCTCCATAATCCAGCAGTTACAGCAATTCCTGGGTATGAAGCATCATTACCTTCACTTACTGAAAACTCGCTAATTACTTTGTTCGCACTTCCTGCATAATTTGGAAAGTAGTGCTCGCTTGTGCCAAAAGTGTTAGAAGTAGAAGTGGCTCCGTTTGTCGCATAAGAATTGAGCAAGTAACCAAATGACCCACGACCAGAACCAGGAGAACCACCTTGCGCTCTTAAATAAGTTTCACTGTAGGTCGTAGATGAACCATTAACCGTTACTCGTAAAGCAGTTTCATTAGATGCCGCATCGCTTCTGACAGTTGCAATAGCAATTAAATCAGTATAAGTACCAGCAATAGCAGAAAAGGTAACGCTTGCAGCTGAACTGCTAAGCACATTGCTTGAAATTAGTGTGTATGTATTTGCCATTTTACGCCTTTAGGATTCCGTAGAGGGTGGCTGTGGTGCCAGCGTTCATATTTGTAGAGTCATATGGATACAATCTGATAGCGTTAATGGCTGCCGTTTGTCTCCATAATCCAACAAGTCTATTAGTCCATCCACTACCGTTGATATCACTAGAACCACTAACTAAACAAGTTTTAAATGTTGAGCCAGCATAAGAAAAAATATCAATGTTAAATGTTACTGGAGTTGTTGTGTTTAAAATTGATTGCTGTCTGACTAAATTGATAAAAGAAAACGAACTTGTTCCAGTTGATCCATTCCCATCTCCAGTTCCATACATCTCAGTTACCGAATAATTTGAAGCGGTATTCCCATTAAATCGCATAGCAGGGTTTGTTCCTGCGCTTGCAAATGTTCCAGTTAAAACAATACGCAAATCGGTATAAGTGGCTGGGATGCTGGAAAATACAATTTCACTAGCCGCACTGCCTAAAGTAGCAGTAGCGATTGGTTCGTATGTAACTGCCATTTTTACCCCTTAATTCCGTATAGTGCGAAAGTAGTATTAGTTGAGAACTCACCTGTGTTGCTTGTCAGCGTTAGAGATGAGATGGCAGAAGTGCTCATCCATAAACTGGAGTAAAGATTGACAGAACCTGATCCGTTAAAATCCACACCACTGAAGGTACGGACTGTTTTATTTTTAGAAGTAGATGAGTAATCTTGAATATCAATAATGAAAGCACCCATTGTTGAAGTGCTCGTTGATTGAGATAGGCCTCTTTGATAACCATAAGTAGTTGGATAACTTATGGCAGCCTCGGCTGTGTTAGATGATTGATTTCCATATAACCCGTGCCAAGCGTAGTTGCT